TGGACTGAAAAAGAATGAGTCCACTTGACCTATCATCACGCCGCAATACGTCTCGCTATCATCCATTGCCATATATTTGAACCATGTTGGTGCGGCTATCATATGCAACGTGGATCGCTTTATATGTTCATAGTCGAATGGTATATCGCGAAATGAGCCGAGAGTGTGTAGCTCTTTAGCCAATGCTATAGCGTATCCCATATTGGATTGGTCAATGGGCACTATTCTAGACATTCATTTAAGTTGTCGTTCTACGGTAATCATGCGAGCTTCGATTGCTTCCATACGTTCAGTTAATGGCACTACTTCCGCTTTCGACTTGAGTATTTCAGCATCTACATAACCTTTCGGCGCCGCGTGATTTGGGTCAGTTGGCATAACTGGCGGTAAGTCAACTGGTGTTGGTTCCGGTGGATCAGGCGGTGTTGGCGCAGGATCGGGCGTGTTACCGTCATCTAGCCATACGAGATATTCCTGGTAATCGCGGTTAGCGGGATCATCAGGTATGTGCGCGTTGTCCGCCACACGCAGGATTGTGTGTTCGTTCGCGGTGAGTTGGTATTCTGCCATGTTTACCTCAGAGGTCGGCGCTTGCAGTAAACGTGCCGATTGCGTTGCACGCACCAAGTGCAGTAGCGGTGCCAAGACAACGCACTTGATATGGGTTCAATGCGTCCATCGTTGTCCCGGTCAGGTTAGCTGGCGTTAAAGTCGGCACAACTGTCGGAGTAGCCCGCATTGGCACAGGCAACGAGATCGCTTGCGTTACGTAAGCACCAGCTTGGTTGTATGAATATAAGCTGACCGAACCATTGACATAAAACCGCTGGCACTGCGCCAACTGTTGCTGCGGCGATCCACCGTAGTCGAGCGGAGTCGCGACGGAACCAACTTCGAGTTGCACGCCCCATAGGTTAGCACTGCCCGACTGCACACCAATACCACCAGCAACGCCGTTGTTCGCATTACTTGGAGCGCATGACATGAAAAGCTGTATGCCGAGATAACTGTCGTTGTTCGATCCAAGCGTCTTACCATTGATGGATGGTAGCGAGACGGTGAATGTATAACGTGTGAAGCTGGCAGTGAGCAGCGGAGTTGCGCCTAAGTTAACGTTCACACTGGCTGATGGTGATCCACCTGTGCCGAAAGCCTGCGCCCAAGCAATACCAACTCTTGCAGAGCCCGACACATTGCGTGCCCAGAAGGATAGCGTAACCGTCTTTCCACTGGTGCGTCGGACATCTTCGATGTTCTGAAGTAGCGTTATCTGTGATGTGCTAGTTGCTGTTCCAGTAAACGTTAGTCCTAGCGTCCATCGTGCAACATCATCACCGATCTGCGTGCGATCTGCATCACTAAGTGGATAAAGCGCAGTGCTGCAAGTATCACCACCACCATGTATTGTGTCCACCGATCGGCGGTGTAACCGCCACCTGTCCACGATCCCACACCACGTTGCTGCACGTTAAAAAGCGGGTTCATTACGAGATTGCGCCCGACGTTATTCAGCGCCGTCCCGGTCGCCGCTTGCACAAAACTCGTTGTCGCAACTGAAGTATCGTTATCTCCAACTACGGGATTTGGGGCTGTCGGATTACCGATGAAGTTAGGCGAATTTAGTGGAGCATACGCTGTGCTCGTGCCAACTGTTCCATTAATCCACTTTGCACCATCCCACGACCACACGACGCCATTGGGTCCGAGATAAGTAGTGCCGAGTGTCGGTGAGTTGGGGAAATCGAGTGCCATGTTATAGGTCCGCCGATGCGGTGTATGATGCCAGTCCGTAGAACATGCCAGTCGCTACAGAGTTGACTTGGAAGGTGAACGATCCGTTCGCGACACCAGCTGCCGTAGCACTACTACCATTGGAATAACTCTGGTTCGCGAACGCCATCGACGGCGCAGCGCGCATAGTGACAGGAAACACAGCCTCGCTAAGTGCGACTTGTGTTGCGATCGTAGCGTTACTGCTCGCAGCGGCACGTCCCACACAATAAAACCTCTGACATTGCTGCAACTGCTGCACCGGATCGGGCTTCTCCAATGGCGTTGGTTGCGTCTGACCGGGTTGCGCTATTTCAAGCTGGACGCCCCATATGTTAAAACCGCCAGTCTGCACGCCGATACTACCAGCGCGTATCGCTTGCGTTGTCCCGCTGCTGAACCACAGGTTTAGCTGCGTATTGTGATCGCCATTGGTTCCGAGCGTCTTGCCTGAGAGACTTGGTAGTGTGAAAGTGGCAGAAACACGCGCCATATTACTCGGCGCTGTAATAGCTACACCGTTGCCATTGACAGCAGCGGACGGCGATCCGCCACTGCCCATGTTCTGGTCAAGAGATACACCGATCTTTGCTGCCGAAGCATTCATCCAGAAGGAGACGATAACTGTCTTTCCCGCTAGCCTGCGCACATTCTCGATGCGTTGATACATCTGAGAAAAAGATGCCGCACCAGCGTTCCCGGTCACACTATTACCGAATACATAGTCTACTGCTTCATCTCCTATCTGAGATCGCACAGTATCGGTTGCCGTATTTATGACATATGTGCCCGTGTCTAAGCTAATCGCCACTTGCCAGCGATCACCGCAGTAAGAACCATTCGTAGTAAATGGTCCAGCACCACGTTGCGCCACATTGAACATCGAGTTGTGCAGCTTATTCCGCCCGACGTTATTTAGTGTCCCTGCAACTGCGTTATCCGTATATAACTGCGACGTGCTCTCGTTATGCGTCGTTACCCACTGCACGCTGTTGGTATCGTCATAGCGAACATACATCTGTCCACCGAGACTATCCCACCACAGAGCACCGGGAACCGCAGTCGGCGCCGTGTCACTAATTAGCGCACCACCTGGGACACCGCTCACTGCGCTATCTACATATGCCTTATTAGCAACACCAAGCGGCGTTTGTGGTGCTTGCACATTGATAATAAGATGGCTGCCCATATCGAGGCTGCCGGTCATCGCATTATTTACGTCGGTGAGAGTTAACGTAACGACGCCAGTCCGTGCATTGAATGACGCAACGCCAGACACGCTGCTGAGTATTTTGTTATCTACATATTGCCGTGTAGCAGCCTGCAAGTTGGTCGTAGGATCGGCGGCAAGTGTAATGGGACCGAACATCGTGCCGCCGGTAAACGGTAGATAGCGGTCCATATAGTTATATGTTAAATCCTGCCACCCATTAGACGTAAATTCCTGCATCCTATTCATAGATGTAGAGAAATATAGATCGCCGAGTGTCGCCGGTTGTCCTAATGGATCGAGTGTAGGCGCCGACGCTAGTGGACCATAATATGTGCCACGAAAGTTATCCCACCATGTCTTAGAGTTCTGTGCGCTGATCGCCGAATAGTTTGCCTGCGTAGTAGCCGTGTCTGCACTCGTAGCAGCGTTCGCCTCGCTAATGTCAGCAGCATCGGCACTAGCTTTCGCCTGTGCTGCGTAATCAGCAGGAACGTTAGTCGCATTAGTCCAATACGTAGGATTATTAGTTCTATCTTGTGCAAATGTCGTAGGATATGCTGCACTCGTATGCGATACCTGACACTCCCGCATACTAGAGTCAGTCGGGTCGAGAGCTATCTGTCCCACTGTGTAATTCGTAGCGTTGATCCATGCGCCGACGAAATTCGGTATCGCGAGGAATTGCGCCATTGCGCCGTCGATAATGTCCATGTCACCATTGATAGCTTGGTCCCACGGTATGCTATCGAATGGTGGCTTGCTCAATCTGAGGAACGGAGTAAGGGCCACTATGCTATCTCCGAATAGTGCCGCGTAGATATGCGAGCGATATGCTGACGAACTTCAGCGGCTTCTTCACACTGCCACTAAACCTCAACTTCATGAGCTTGAATTTCAGCGGCCATGCATACACTCTCTCATCACTAGTTCGTCTACCGCCGCCATATGGGAAGTTACCATACGGCACGTTACCGTAACCTGCACCGTCGCCACCTACGAAATTGGCGTCGAGCATCGGCGTATCAACACCAGTTTGTTTGTCTATGTAGAGATTATCGGCATATGCACGCGCCCGAAACTCAGCACTACCCTGTGTATCTATCGCCATATACCGCGTTGCCTTGGTATCCATACGCTTGTTGAAGTCAGCCCACGGTAGTTCCCAATCGAAGTTGACTGCTACTCCACTACCGTCTGCGTTATGGTCTACGTCATTAACGTAGTCGGCGATACTCGTGTCATCATCGAATGCATATGAGTAGAGTTTGTTCTTGTTCGCAAATATAATGTTCTGTAGCGCGGTTCTGCATCCCGCTTGCCATACCCAACCACGCAGTCGTGCCCACGCATGAACCTTCAATTCACTGATCGCGGTATACGAGAAACCAACCGTTTCCGTAATATTGCCGCCGCTATCGAACACTGGCACGAACAACATATAACGGAAGTGCCGCATATCATACACGGCAAACACGTATTGCTGTATCTGCGCCGCACTTAGAGGCTGTATTAGCGGCGTCAATATAGGGTCGATTAGCTGCGAGGCTCGCGTCGGTCGTAGCGTATTGAACAACGTAATCCGTTGTATGCTATTGACGCCTATATTATCTGTGAAGAATGTATCGTCGCCTACGCTAATTAGCGAGCGGTGCGTGAGACAGCCAAATTCCTCAATGAAGCCGTCATCGGTGGGTGTATGGACCGACGGCGAGCCAGTGTAGACACCGAGATTGACTGGTAATACTCCGCGTTCGAAGGTAACGACCAACTTATCTCGATATGCGACAAGTCCGGTGATCGTGGCACTACCGAGACTGACGCGTGGACCGAGGTCGAGCGCAATCGAGTCATTTGGGGCTGTGTCTCCCGGCCATGTGCCACTCGTGTCTTTGGCACTTACATATATAGACGTAGGAGCCGCTGGAATACCGGCCATAATCATGTATTCGCCATGTGTGCAACATAGCGAACCAATAGGCGTATTGATATTTGTCAACGTGCCCAAGTCTTGTAGGTAGTCGAGCACCATATACTTCGGGTTAGTCGGCTTACCTGCAATTATGAGTGGCTTATGCACGCCATCGCACATAACGAGGTCGCTATTGAATATAGCAAATGTGCAGAAGGTGACATTAGTCCACGGATTCGCGGCGGCGATCTGCATAGCGGTAACGGTACCGGCGCCATCTGACTTCGTAATCAGGCCACTCTTTTGCACTGCTATAATAAACTGATTGAAATAGACGCAATTCACGATATCAGTAACATCGCCGCCTATCTGCAACCGTGCCCGTAAACGTGTTCCGTGTCGCACACTCAAGGCGCCATCTAGACCACGTTCTATATTATCTAGTATCTTGGCATATGTAGGCTTCATATTGAGGTCGGTATCGGCGACGTTTAGGCCACCCTCAAAGCTGCGCACCGTCGTCGTCACCAAATTACTCTGCGGCTGTTTACCGCGTGGATCAGCCGATGCGTGTTTGCGATACACTAGGGCACCATCCACCATTCGCCGGGTATCTGCGACTGGCGAGCATCGAGTGGCAACGGTTGCTGTGCATAGCGAGACTTAACCTGCACCCTTCTCTTTACCGCTAGCATTTCATACTTAGTCACCTGTGCTGGCACCGTGCCGTCATCGACGCAATACATCCACGCTGCACCATACGTTAGCAGCAGCCTATCTAGATTAACGGTATCAGCCTCGGCTAATGGCAACTTCGGTCGCTGCCGTGCCCATATGACTATGTTACCTGCCGACTCACTAGGCCACGCTCGCAATGGTCGATTAGCCGTCGTATAATCTGGCGAAATGAACCGTAGTCCGCCGCCAGTTAACGTTGTCGGATTGACGCCCGGTGGCAATTCCTGCAACCGTCGATTATCTCCCTCAGGCCACACAAACGCTATGTCACCATACTCGCTAATAGGGCCAAGTGGCCCAATAAGGTCGCTAGATATGCGTCCCGTAGTGCCATCTAATGCGACCGTGAAATAGGTCATGTAGTCGGGCCACCACATATCCTCGAACTCAAGCAAGAAAGCGTCTTGCACGAATTGACGGATGATACCCGCACTATATAGCTGTGTCGCTACGCCTGGAACCTGCGACAACTCAGTAATTACGTCAGATACAATATCTTGAACCGTCGTTTGCATATGCCATACTCATAAAAGGATAGACGATGCACCAGGGGAGGACCAAATGCATCGTCTATATGAGTTAGCTCGCGAAGTGTGGGAGTCCCATCAGCCCACCGCGACCGGCAGCGTTAACATCGTTAATGAAATCGAATGTAGCATCAATTGCAGTTGTGCCGTTTGGTGTCGTCGTCGGCGTATATAGACCACGTGGATCGGTAGTCGTAGCTGTCGGTGGATCAACGAGTGATGCTGTTTGCAGTGTTCCAGCCGCAGCTAGCACGCCATTCGCTATCTCGAACTGACACCTGATAGCTTTATACGGTAGGCCGAATTTCGCACCGCTACCAATGTTAACCGTAACTGCTGCTGTCGTCGTGGTAACGACCATATTCCTGATCGTCTTAAACGCCTTATTACCGGCAACTGCAACGGCGCCCGCTAGCGTAAATGACTCGCTGATAGGCTGACCGAGATAGTCCCATCCATTAATGACGACTGGCGACGTAGCGGCACCACTTGCAATAACCGAGATATTACGGCCATACGTCTCTGGGAACTGCGCTACATTAGTCAAGTCGAATGTCGCCGCCGCTGCTACACTGAGCGCCGTAGCAATCAACGTAGCATTGGCAACGACTGGCGAACCAAACGAAACCCGTGTTGCGCCATTGTAATTCACGTCGGCGCTATATTGCATAGCCGGCACATATTCGCTAACTCGAATAGGGAAGAATGATGGATTGGTCATTACGTTAGGCATAGCACTACTCCTGCAAAGCTTCGGCAATTCCGCCTGTCATTGGACGGGGCCGGTTACGTGTTTTGCGCTCGACTATCTCTTTCGGACTTAGCGAATAATGGTCTGGTATGACTTCGCCAGTTTCCATATCCACTAGACGCGGCTCTTGTAGAACGCCGATACGTTGTAGCTGCTCTGTGTCGTCAGCCGCAACGAATATCGAGTGTCCTTGTGGGAAGTAGACAAAGTATCCATCCTCAAATTCTTCCCAACGCTGCGCCATTTTCCTCGTGATAATCTTACGCTCGCCATTCGCACCGTTGACGATCTTCACGTCTTCGGTAATATCGGTGACTTGGCGACGGAATTTACCCTGCACACGTTCTGCCTGAAATTCAGGCTTGGGATCGAGTGGCATTAGTTTGTCACCACGCCATGAGTTCTAAACGCTCTCCACAAACACCACTGACCTTGCCATACCACACGACTACCTACCGCGTCGGTATTCCACGGCGCGACCAACTCTTTAACCTTCATGTTGACGCTACGTAGCATGTGCAGACGCAGATACGTGTCGTTGATGAAATAGGCATAGTTAACGGGGCAATCTTCGTCATACATGATAGGTATGCCGTTGTGGTAGCAACCCTCGAAACCCAAATCGAACATACGTTTGCCTGACTTGCCCTCAGACAACGGGATCGTGAGCTTGTCCCTTACAGCCTGACGATATGTGCGATAGATATTACGGCCAACGAGAATAATAGTCGGTCGATCACCTTTCAGCGTTAGGTCCATGAGCACGTCATCGAACACTTCTTCGATATTCGTGCTATCTATCGCTCCATTAAATACGTAGGCAGATGTGCGCCACTGTGTCTGTGTGGCTCGATTGATGCCGCCGAGAGTTCCAGTTGTAGGATTAGTAGGTATGAGACTACCCAAACCGAGAGGGTCAGTGCCACCACCGACAGCATACAAGTATAGCGAGAATTTCTCTTTGATGCTTTCCTCCAAGACATTCATCTTCTCTTTCATGAGTTTGAATATCTGAGCGGCGCCCATATTCTCGTCTTGCTCTTGGTCACTGATAATCACAGTGCCAGCAACACGTGAATAGCCGTATTCTACGGTATCGAACTCGTCAGTCTGGTTGACTGGCAACGACTGATAATAACGATAGCTAGCCACGTTCGGATTACGGCCAACTGTCAACGGATTGGTGATGTTGTAACCACCATCCTCATACTCTACTCTGTCGTTGCTAAACACCCACGCCATGAGTGCGTTAGACTTGATGCTCGCCATAACGAGCTTCTTGCGTGATTTCGTGAGAGTAGAATTGAGGACGGTATTTATGGGGACGACGGTGCCGACTGGCATTTCCTTGTTCTCCGCAACATAATGTTATCTCAGTGACAGACCACTTTCTTCCATCGAATGACGAATTATGTCAGACCAGGAAGTGTTTTCGTTAAACTGCCGAGTTGCATCGACACCTTGCGTCCCGTTACCTTGGGCGCTTCTACCATTCGGTAGTGGTCTCTGCGGTATCGGCGGCTGCTGCTGCTGAGTAGGCTGCGGATTATTCTGTAATGCTTGTATTTGAGCTTCTAGAGGCTGCGTGTGATCGAGACCGTTACTTACACTCCATGTAGCCATCTTCACGTAAGCGTCGTGGATACTCAATCCAGGCTGAGCTTGCATCATCTGTGCAAGTGTTCCTAGATTAACCTCTGCCTCGGGGTGTGTCGAGAGGAAACCATCGAGAATACGTTGAGCGTTGGCACGTTCCTGTTGCTGCTGTTGCTCCAACTGCGCCCTCTGTGTAATGGGCGCCATCTTTGCATCTATCATACGCTGAATAGCGTTCAAATCCATTCCCGGCGTTACGCCTTGCTCCAGAAACGGTATCTGATAACCCTTCGACTTAACTTCCGCTACCAACATCTCCAATGTCTTGACTGGATCGCGCATGAAATCAGCCATGACACGCATAGCGACAACTTGCGACTCGGCTGGTAACGCCAACTCGGTAGCAACACGTGAAACTTCGCTATGTCCCTGTAGTTGCTGCGTCGCTACCTGCAACTGTTGGCGCAGTGTTTGGTTTTCTCTACTATGCCGCTGACCTTCCTCAAATACCCGACGCTCTATGCCACCCTTTGCAACTATTCTACCAGTTACCGGATCAACGAGGTCTCGGGTATTAGGATTTTCTGGATTTGGTCTTTCTTCGAGGCCGTCATGTCTACGTCTAATAACCGGCTGCGTTTGGTCGCCAGTATTGCCGCCGCTACTTCTTCCATCCACTGACTGCGACGGTGGCGCACTACTATGTCCACCGCCATCCGACGTTTGCGACCCTTGCGAGCCAACATCACTACCTCCGCCGTCACTATCGCTATCTAGATCAGGGATATTGTTGAGTATGCTGTCTTCTGTTCCGCTCATGGCTTAGCCTTCATCATCTGAGCTATAACTTCTTCCTCAGATACATTAGGTCTACCGTTATTGGACTCTTTGAATACAGCATAACCAATTGGTTCGCCTAACGTCTGTGGATCGTCGCTATCTAGATAACAAGGATATGGATTGTCGAAGGCCCAATACTCGTGTTCACCATTGCGCCAAAGCCATAGCTTCTTGTCAGTCATTGTATCATTCCTGGGGGTCGCTGCGTTGGCATTGGTGGAGGTTGCGTACCTTGTGGTAACGGAGCGCCTTGCCCGCCGCTGCCTGTTGCTTGCATCATTTGCTGTAATATCGCTTGAGGTGGCGCACCTTGCGCTAGTGCTACGCCAATTGCCTTCAATACATTAGGCGGTAGTTGGCCTAAGACTTGCGTAACTAACGCTGCCATTTGCATAGGATTTGGTCCGCCACCAGAGCCACCGGGAATACCGGGTTGTTCTGGTGGCGGTGCAGGTAGTTGCCCTGGTTGCGGTTGACCACCTGTTTGCATACCCGGCGCACCACCTTGCCCAGCTAACAACGTTTTCTCTATCTCGGCGTCGATACCCGCCCAATCCTCTTTCGTTATATTCATGTCATCGAATGCGTTGCTAAACATACGCAACGTAACCTTGAGCGTAGTAGCCGGTGCCGCTTTCACATACTGACTGAGTATCTGACCAACTTGCACCGCCTCTTGCTTCTTCGCCTGACTGCTAACTTTCTGTGTGCTACCACCAACTACCGTCATACTCAGCTTGGCGAAATCCTGCAACGAGTTCAACGGATGCCAGAAACTACTAACATCTATCCCTATCAACTGCTGCACAGTTGTCGCGCTCATAAACCGCAGACACAACTGCGCTACCTTCCAACCAATATCGCCAATTGCATCTTCTATAGCGTCGAGCCGCATATCCATGCGTAGATTGCCCATAGTGCTATAGTAGTCGATTGCCTTGTTCGTGGTATTGGTCTTAAATTCTCCACCGCGCTCGACTTCATTCGTAGACGCAACGCGATCTATACTCTGATAGAGGTCCTTCTTGTCGAACAAACTCGCGAAATTAGCAGACGGTGGCACAATGCTGAATATCAACTCGTTAGGCTTCTTACCCTCTGGCACCTTGATCGGTGTAGCTGTGGCATCGGGGCCTTTCAGTATCCTATCCGCAATCTCCTGCGTTACACCCGTCTCGGGGTCGAAAAAGATATTGCGCCTAGCCCATAGCAATGAGCGACGCTTCTCATCGTTAATCTCGTTAATTTGGTCCTGCTGATCCAAATAATACGAGACCTCGCCTTTCGCATACACAGCTACCGGATTGTCATGGAACCATAGCGGTGTTAGCGGAAAGAAATTCTGCAATTGATACGGGTCATCCCATACCCATATAGGCCACTTCCAATCGTTGTCGGCATACATCTCCAATCGCCGCGTGGTCTTGTCCCACACATACCAGACCTTCGTTCGCTTCGCCTTATCGTAACTCTCCTTATTGTCGAAGCCATACGCCGAATACGAATTATTATCTTTCTGGAATAGCGAAAAGTTATCGTCGTCTGAGCTATCACCCGCATCGAGTATATGCGTAGGCTCGAATATCGACTTGACTTCCTCGCTATCTCCCTCGCCATCCGTCTCGTTATCACCGACACCATACACTGCATTTATGTATTCGGTCGGTAGCATGTCCTCGACCATGACCCAATTAGCATCCGTTAGATAGGGATCACTATAGTCTGGGTCCACTATCACCTGATGCGGCAATCTCACGCGAACAAAGGGACCGGGAGGTTGTAGGAACTCTATCTTTTCCTCCAACGCTCGCAATCTCTGCTCAGCTTCCTCTATGTCCTCTTGATCCTCTGCGTTCTCTAGATCACTCGACAAATTCTGCAAATCCGTTAGAGCCTGCTCGCTACTCTGATCCTTATTTACGTAGCCTACCTCGAACCACGCCATATTCGTCAATAACGCAACCAACACATTGCGTTTGGCTTTCGGCTTGAGGTTAATTCCCGGCGCACCCTTCATACCAAACAACACGTTAACGAGTTTCTCGACAGCACGCGCGAACTCGCTACCAGCTTCCCTATATTCTTCCTCGTTACCCGGCGAACTCGTTACCGTAATAATAGGGTTCTTGGCATACAACTCGGGAACCTGAGCATTCGTGTTAGCAAACACGACATTCTCAGTGCTACTATGCATCTCGTTAAGTCTACGCGCCGTGAACCTATTGCCACTGACATTAGGCGAACTACTACCGTCGCGATGATCGCTCTGATCGTGATTATAGTAACGTATGCATTCGTCCCATGCGTCGATTAAGTCGGCCATTGCTTTCTGGCCGGTTTCTTTACGCGATTGCCAAACTTTGCCACGCTTACTCGACACCGGAATACGACTACCCGGCAACACCTTATACACGGGTAATATTTGCGGAATATCGTCCGCTGGCATTCCATCTTGCGCCAACGAATTAGCGAGCGGGTCTACGTTAGTATCCGGCTCGAAATCAGGCGATGGATCGTCAGGCGGGAATGTGCCACTCATTCTATCCCAACCTTAGCGGCCTAAGAGGAATACCGCCGAATACAATGCTCAGCAGCACAAGCAAGAAAATCAACGCAAAGATAACTTGCACTATCACGTTGATCGGTGGAGGTAGTGGAATGAGTGTGAGCACCCACCATACGACACCGAAAATAAGAACGACGACTAATAGCCATATGAGTAGTTCTATCATTTGTGCCTCGGTAATGTGCCCTCACGCTGACTACGCTCAATCTCGTGCCACGCTAGCCAAGCTGCCGGTTGATTGGGCTTACCAGTGTATCGAGCGAGACGTGGACGCTGCGACATTGCATACTTCCACATATCCATCGCGTGATCGTTGCGGTCAGTCGGCCTATCGGTAACATCGTCACTGGTATCTCGCCTAAAGTAATATTCGGTAATCTCGTCTATGAACCACTGACACCGATCAGTGACGTGGAAATAGCTCGACGGCGATTGACCAGTGATCGGGTGCTCGTGGTTCTGTAGCAGCGTCAAGTATTGCCAATTCTTCGCAATACCCGCATTGATATCATTATTGCCACGCTGCATACTGATACCCTCATCAGCAAACAACGCTGCGACGGTTTGGCCTACTGTCCTCGCGTCACCAGACTTACGTTTGAAGCAATCAGGGTCAGCATACACACTATGCAACTCGTCACTATCAACCATATATAATTCGCGTATGGCCTTGATATGCGCTGCCGATACCGCGATTGTTTGTTCAGCTTGCCTAAAGCCATCAAGCAGAATGACATTACTATCATCATCAACAAAAAATAGCCCGTAGCAAGAATGCTGTGCGAGGCCATGATCGTAGCCCTCGATAAACGTAGGCTCGAAGCCACTCATCCTCAATTGCCGCAAATACTCGACCGCAGTGTTATGCTCGATGACGTGGCGCTGTTCCTCAAATTGTGGATAGATTAATCCACTCAGCGCACCCCACATGCCGAACACATACCGATCACGCATTGTGCCCGTGTATGTGGACAACATACCCTTGATATAATCGTCGCCTAGATTTGCTGCATTCTCGTATGTCGAACCCTCGAACAACTCTACTATCGGTCGAGGTTTCCCCATATCGAGTATCGGCTTTGCGTTTTCGTCAACCTCGCAGAGTAGTTTGGGGTTAATAATCCCATTACGGTAGTCGTGAATAGGCTTGATAATCTCGCGATAGCACCAATTGCGAGTCGGGTTAAGAGTAGCAATAAACCAACGGGGACCAGTGCGAGGCATAGTAGTATCGTCACCAACGTAGCTAGCGTTGCCGCGTAAACGTCCCATAAGGTCCATGAAGTCTTTGTGCGAGAACTCGGGATCTTCCAACTGGTCAACGACTATCCAATCATATGTAGCACTGAGCAGGTTCGACTTGCTATCCTCTTGTTCCTTACCACGTTGCGCCACATAGCGGAAGTTGACCGTGGTGCCGTTATGCATAATTAACGTGTTGTCGTCCTTTGTCGGCTGCCTCTTGATCCAATGACTAGGGCACCACGACATGAACTCGCGCCGAATGGTATCGTTGAGTTTGGGATACGTGCTCCGTGCTATTAACCCGTTGCAGCCGGGATACTTGATGCAGAGTTGCAGCGCCTTGACGCAACTCGCTGCTGTCTTAC